GTGCTGCGATTTCTAGACTCAACGAAGGAAAATCGCTAGTTATCACGTCCCAAAGTGAGGCATTTGTGGAGCTCGAAGATCCCATCTCCAAGTCGCCAGTTAACTGGATAGACATGCCAGGTATTCGGTACTTGGGGAAAATAACCGGACCAACGATCATGAATGATCGGAGTTCTTTGAGGAGGTCCAGTATACACAAGTATGTTCCTGAGTTATTCTGGAACACATTTAGGTATGTGGCTCAGAACACTTATGCTCCTCCTCTGATGAAAGCCAAGAAGACCGGATCCGGCTATGTAAATCCGTACAATGTGGGACTCACGAAAATGTCTGGTCCCAAGAAAGGCTTGTCTCCTAGCTTAGTGTCGGAGGTAACGGATAAATTGAGCGACCATATAATCCAAGGGCTTAAGGATCGTAAGGTACCTAAGCTTGCACCCCTACCTTTGGAGGAAGCCATTAACGGTGTTGATTGTGATCCGTTTACGCGACGTATCAACGCTTCCACCTCTGCTGGATTTGGGCTCCACGGAAAGAAGGCTGATCATCTACCGATTTCCAAGGGCGTTACTCGTACAGTCACAGAGGAACTTGACCATCAACTAGGAGAGATGTCTGAAGCGTATGCCGCAGGATTGTCCACCAATTCCGTCTTCGTGGCATCACTAAAGGATGAACCTCGAGAAATTGAGAAGGTTAGAAGCGGTAAAACTAGGTTATTTTATATGTCACCGTTAGGACTCTTGATACTAGCGCGAATGTATTTGTCACCATTTTACACCTTGATGGTGGAATTTGGTGACCTGTTTCATACCGCTGTCGGCATCAACATGTTCAGCGGCGCCCACGAAGCTTATTTGAGGCTTTCCACCTTCGGTGATGAATTCATCGAAGGTGACTATGGTGGCTTTGATCAGTCAATGCCTTTTCAAGTGTCGCAAGCAGCTGCGGAAGTTGTGTCAAGAGTGCTTCGCTCATTTGGTTACAATGACCATGCCATGAGTATAGTCAATGGCATATTGAGTGAAGGTCTTTTCACTTTTATTAGTGTCAATATGGATCTGTTTCAGGTTCCAGGCCTTCAAGCATCAGGTAAGTATTCCACGGCGGAGGACAATTCTTTGAAAAATCTTATAATGGTTATGCTATATTGGTACAGCCATCCTATACTCCGCAAGCACGATTTCTTCGGTAATGTAAAAGTCTTGAGCTATGGTGATGATCTCCTCATTTCGGTTAGACCGTGGGTGAAGAAGCATTTCACGGCCACGTCTTATGCCAAGTTCGTTAAAGAAGTACTTGGCATGAAATTTACCACCGCTTCGAAAGGAGAGGTGAAGGATGATTTCGTTAGGCTCGACACTATGTCGTTCTTAAAGAGATCATTTTACTGGCACGAATCTTACTCAAGGTATTGTGCCAAGCTTTCATTGGATTCTCTGATGAAAGCTCTTATGTGGCGTCTCCCTAGTAAGGAGCTAAGTGAGGAATCGCAGATGGTGATGACTTCTTGCTCCATTATGTGGGAGGCATGGTTCCATGTGAAGTGCGCTACAGAGCATGAGTGCTTTCGCAAGGAACTAGCCAGGGTATTGTCCCTGGCTTACGCAGGTGACACAAATTGTTACCTGCGTCAATTGCCTGACTTTCATTACATTGAATGCAGGCTGGGATTGAGCGAAGAAAGTCCTGAAGTGAAGAGCGAGGACGACGTTGTTCACTTAAAAAGTTCGATGGAGGGCTGTTTAGCCTATAATGGTCATAATCAACCAGATAAGATTGCTGACCCGTCCGGAACTCCATTCGTCTGTGCCAGCGAAATGGAGTATATTAATTGGCATTTCGACAATACAGATGAAAAAGGTGTTCGTTCATCGCCTGATAATATGAACGAGCTTGGAGCCCGCGTGAGTGGAGCACGCGCCAAGCTTGACGCAACTCCAGGGTTTTGGGACTGGTATAAGTACAGGATAGATGTACGCCATTCTCACGACCAACTGCGTAGTCACTTCAGTGATGAGGAACAGAAGCATTTTTCTGAGGTTGCCGATATGGCAGCCACTGAGGAAGTGATACGCAGGACCCGGTTGTTCTTACAATCGGGTCGAGGAGAGCAAGTTGACTCTCCTGGGAAAACTACTGATGAAAAACATGAGGTCTTGTCGGACATAGGTGGTGACACTACTGTTCGCATAGGGGACTCGTATTCCTATACGACTATGAATCCTGACAGGAGCCTCGATGCATTTTTCAGCCGCCCTGTTGAGATAGCTAGTTTTTCCATCCCCATAGGAAGTTCCACTGAGACGGAATGGAATGTATGGGACATATGGAGTCGAGATCCAACGGTTAGAGCCAAGTTACGCAATTTCGCGAACTTCCGCGGTGACATGAAGGTAAGAATCGCAGTGAGTGGAACCAAGTTCCACTACGGACGATTACTAGTTTCGTATCAACCGTATCCTCGCCGTAATGACAACATATTGGCACATGAAGCCTCCATAGCTTCGACATCCTTGTCAGCGTGGAGGCCTCTATTTGTCAACTATTTGTTGTCATCTCCTGTGGCTGGCGTAATGGACTTTACCATTAATAAGCCTATGGACTTGACCCTGCCCTTCATTTCCACTAAACGTGCCCATAGGTTGTATAACTCATCGGCTGCCGCTATCTCGGACGTGACATCTTATGATGATTTTGCGGAGGCGGGCTCTTTGTACATCTGGACATTGAATCCCCCCCGCTCTACGTCTGCGACGCCTAGCGACGTTTACGTCAAGGTCTATGCGTGGTCGGATAATGTATGCCTGACCGAGCCTACAGGCACGGTCGTGCAGATTACCACGCAATCCTACGATGAGGAAGAGAAGGGCCCCATTGAGCGTATATCTTCAGGTGCCGTGGAGGTGTTTTCGCGGTTATCCACCCTTCCGTCTATTGGCCCTTTGATGAAATCAGGTGAACTAATCTCGTCTGGGATACGCGATATGGCTGCCTATTTCGGGTGGTCCAAGCC